GTGATGCTCAAATGCATGTAAATATTTTCTGAACCAGGCCCCCCTTTTCAGGGTTTCCAGTTCACGAAAGTAACACTGCAACATCAAACCCTTTCCAATATCAAACCGAACAAGGTTGGTAGATTAGGGAAGGAGAGAAGCACATTCGCCTTTCGACTTATAGCTCCTAACACTGCGAGGCCCTAAGGGCCAGCATACACCAATGGCTTCGAACCACTAGCGCACCTGGACGACACTTAGAGTATCTCACATTGCTCCTAAACGGAACAAGAGAGCCTATGGGCCGGACACCCGCCAGCGGCTACGAACCGCCAACGACCTCCGATCACCATAGGATCAGGTCCCATCTAGTTACCTATCTTTTCCACTTTCCCACTTCGTCGCTCTACTGGACCAGTTTGCTCCTTATCTCTAAGGGAACGTCATAATCTAGTTGGAAACAGCACAGAAGGATGATCCTTCAATGATGTTACCTCTCCAATTTTACGTGGACCGTGGATCGAAGAATTCTCTAAACGAGTCTTTACTCAACTTAAAAACTTCTCATCTGTCAGGGGCTTCCCGACAGATAATTTGAACCTGTCTATTACCGAACGGTAAGTAGTCAGGTCGCTTTTAAGTGGAGGTATTGATTTCGCTCAGTAATTCTCCTGAATTCGGCACAAAACGTTATAACACGGACCGGTTGCCCAGGGAGCCTTCTCTTCGAAGGTCTCTGTGACAGCGGACGCCGCCTTATAAAGCCCGTGCTCCATCCAATCCACAGTCATCTTGTTACCGGAATATGTACCACGTGTCGGGAGCAAGCTCCTGATACGGTCGATACGGCTCTGGTCCTTAAGGGCCTGAGCCGTTATCTTTTCGGACGGCCCCGGAGGCAGTACAGGTCAGGTTTCCTGATCCTGCACCAACCACTCTGGACGAATATCTCAAGACATGGTATTTAGCCATGAATTAGTATTCAGTCCAAGTGGTCCTCATGGGGATGCCCTCCATATTCCTATAGTAGCAAGTTTCTGGTTAATTTTATCAAAAGTCGCAGACAGGTGTCCACGGACTCTGTACCCTAATCCTAGGAATCCAGCGATCGACTTGGCACCGAGCTCATACTTACGTATGAACTCCGTGCTAGACTCGAAATCAGCTAGTGCTGCCACCATTTCCTTAAAAGGAACTGGCGAACAGTCTTGGCCCTGGACGTAGTATCGTTTCGCAAACTCCAGTACCCCCTTTCGGGAGACTAGAGACTTGTGAATACCGATACCCACGCCCAGAGACTCCATAAGAGTCAAGTATGAGCCCGCGAC